CCTGAAACTGAATCAAATCTCAGTTGTCTGGGAATTACAACACCGCAGTTGTCTACATCTGTTGCAAATGTCCTAATCACAGTTGGTCCGGAGTTATAACATCCGGCACTAAATGAATTTGGGAAATTACCATCACCGATAAATGAAACCATTGTGTAGGCTCCATTATAGTTTTTTATGTTTGCTTGGAGTGCAATATATTCGGTTGGCGTAATGGGATTCCCATCCTGGTCTCGCTCGTTTGAATCACCAAGATTCATTATCATTCCCGGAGCCGAAAATGACACAACTTTTGTATTCCCAGTTCGAGTCTTAACAATATATAAATCGTCAAATTTTATTCCATATCCATCCACAATGGAAAGATCGGTAGCCATTGTAATATAAGACATCTGAGAGGTTGAGCCATCGTCCTCCAGAACGTCTTTGGTTTCGCTATAGAACATCTTCTTTCCATATTCACCAAGGTCGAAGCCGTTCAACGCTACCAGCCGGCCATCCAAACTTGTCGAACCATGGACTGTCAAGTTGCCAAACACATTGGCATCCTTCATAGTCCAATCTACATCAGACTTATTGCTATTCCCACTGTGATAAAACTCTTTATCTCCCCAAAAGATGCCGTTCTGATCAATTTTAACCTGCCCTAATGTGAATGAACCATCGACAGTCAGATCTCCTTTGAAAGCAATCTTAGGGTTATCTATGGTCAGTACAGAGCCTCCGTAGTTAATTACCTGATTGCCTCCAAAATAAATACCCTTTTCAGAAAGATTGAGTTGTCCCCCGACGGTTACATCTTCTGTTACTCGCAAGCTGCCAGTCACTATTGCCCACGAGTTAGAATCCGCATCAATGATGGTCTCAAAAATCTTGGTACCATTCATACCCGACTCAAATCCCTGATTGGCCGATAATTTACCAACCATTGAATCACCATTACGAGACACAAAGCCGACACCAGCAGTGCCGCCACTTCCTGCATTTCCACCAATGACTGACAAAATGGCGTTAGCAAACAGATATGCTGAATTTTGCATCAATATATCTGAGAACTTAGCCAACTCAGTTGCTATGGCTCCGTGGTCTACCTGTGGAACACCAAGATCATCCTTTTTTACTGAGCCATCCTCATTGGTGAGGTATGGTGGAGCAGAGGTGAAATCCGGTGCCTCCACCTCATTTGCCTCGTGCATACCTTGATACAATCTCGAATATAAGTCATACAGAGCCGAAGTCTTGTCGAGTGCATCCGGATTAAAATTCAATTTTGCTTCTGACATTATTTTTGAACCATTACCTTTTGAGTTAGGAATCCGTTCTGACCTGCTTTGAAAGCATCAATTTTAGCTTTAAGAGCGATAAAGTTGGGAACAACATTCGCTGGCGGTTGTGGCCCCATCATGGTCGGGGTCATCATTTGTCCTAATAACTGAGCCATTTCAGATAGAATTGTGGCCAATTCTTTACCAAGCACAGCATTATCTGTTCCAGATGTGCTGCCCAGATAAACCTTGCTATTTTCCGTAGTAATAGAGGTATTACCAACCTGTTCTACGATCTTATCTGTTTTGATGGTCACTTCTGCATTTTCACGTTTCACATGAATCTGCTCTTTATCCATCTCGACAGTTGTCTGGCCATCATCTACACTGACAGACATCTTCTCGCCAGTCATTTCTGTTTTGGTGATGTGAGAATCTTTGGCACCGTGTACCTCACTATTGATTGAATCTTTGAGATAGGTAGTGTTAGAAAAAACACCGGTCTCTTCCAATTCATCAATATCTGGAGAGTCTTCACTTTCTTCCCATTCTTCACGCTCTTTCACGCCAATCGAAATGGTTTCGTGAGCATCCAATTGAATAAGATCTACATGAGAATACATCGAAACATACTCAGTGCCGGAATCCGAGTCTCTACTGACCAATACTTCGGAGTACAATTTAGGAATTATCACATAGCCTTTGGAGTTATCTTGAATAGCACTAAGCAGAACACCTTCATGGTAGCCCATTTGCATATCCCCCCCTTCATCGACAGCCAATTGAATATATTCTTGTACGTCAATAGTTCCAAACAATTCGTCACTCTCATCATCATGGATTTTTGCAACATAGCCACTAACTCTACCAGTTCCTCTTACGGCACCGGTAGAGTTGTTGACAATGCCACGAAGCGCAATCTTACGAATCGCTTCTCTAATCGTGGCATTGGCTCCTAAATCTGAATGTTTAACTTTGCTCATTGTCGGATGAAGTTTTGCCGGTGCGTTTAATGCAATATGGCATTTTGATGGTCTGTCGATAACCGTCAACGCCAAATGTTGTATTAACCTCTTCTACCAAATAATAGCCATTTTTACCAGGGTATCGGTTATCTATTAACTCAACCTTAGTCGCTGTATGAAGATGTAAGTCTCCAAACAATGTCAAAGAACCTTCGATGCCATTAACATTGTAGCCTTCGAGATACTGGATGGCTTCTTCCATCAATTCATCGCGTGTTACCGGAATCTTACGTGAATGATATGGAATCTTCGTATAGAGTTTCATATCTACGTGTTCCTTAGCTTCAGATAAGGGCCGGCAACCAAGTTTCATCGCCTTTTTGGACAGTTTAGATTCATTTACAACGCGATATTTGTCATCCGGAGAGTCACCTTCCTTGTATTTGGGGTTCTTCAAGATGGTCATGTGTATGAATTTATCCTTACCACCTTCGTGAGTCAGACCCTCAGCTTCCACTCCAATAAAATCTTTCTCTGCAATTGTAGCAGATAAGCCGTTCTGCGCAACATTATAATCAAACAGAATGGGAATAGGTGTAGGAACTTCTGAGTTCGCGTTAAGTATTGATCCTTTTAATTTAGGGTCTTTATCTTTGCTGGAAAAATATGCACGAGCTATTTGTATGGCCGGCTGACCGTTATCATCACAATAATAACAGTAAATACCATACTTAGCCCACTCCGTAAGCACATCAGCAAGCGTCAAGTCTGGAACCAACTCAATTTTACCTATACTGAAATCAGTAGCAACTGTTTCAGAATGAAGTTTAAGTCCAGTGCCTTCTAAAAGTTTCAATTTACCATCTGGCCCTATAATATCATTGATAGTGGCCTTTGCCAAAGTTTTCTTAGGGCAAGTGATAGATTTGAGACTGGAGAGTAGGTTTTCACAATACAGTTCAACTGGTGTATCTACGCTTACTTTCGTAATGTAACCATCGAACATAATGTGCATAGCTTTCTCTGCGAGATACTGTGCATCTTCTGTGTAATTCTGTAATGTTTGTTGGTCATTGAAGATTGTTTTTCCTGTGGCATTGGTTTTCGCAATTCGCGCAATCTCTGGGTCATCTGTATAACCAAGATAAATCCGAATCCTTTGGCCAGGCTTAAACATTTCATTCGTAGCCACTGAAGCGTTTTTACGTACTTCTTCGATAACTCCAGAATTATTCTTTGAAACTCCAAGAGAAGGATCATCTGCAATCGCAGTCTGATTTTCCGGAGTGATGGTTTTACGTACCACAGTACCACGAGGAAACTTAACCGATGCGTTCCAAATCAGCTTCTTATACGATTCTTCAATTTCAATTTCAGACACTTCACTGATAAGCATAGCGTCATTGGGAACCGACATTACATTTGCCGAATCCTTAACATTCCAGATTTTGATACAACATATCAAAATCTGGAAGCTGGGTTGTTCTGAATTATAAGCCATTAGATATTCGGAAGTAGTTCATCAAGACCTCTGCCAGCACCTTGCGTAACCATGTTCGATGCCGTATTCATCACTGCTGAAGTTGCCATATCTCCCCATTTACTATCAAGAATAAACTTGTACCACTTGCTCATCGGGCTTGTCTGCAACTCTCGATTGATAACAGAGATGGTGTCCTGGGTTATTTTAACATCCTCATCAGGTTCAATTGCCACACATGAAAATGAGTATGGCTGAATATTCTTGTATTCTGGATTGCTCAATGAAAAATCCTTGATAACAATTCGAGTTACATTGAACTGGTCGAAAAGCATTGATTTAACATTGACAATCCCATTATACTGCATAATTTGAATAAATTTCTTTACAGCACTTTCCGGATATTCACCTTCATTGTGAGACACAATGGAGCCGGTAACTGAAAAAGAAATGTCTCCACCGGACACAAGCTCCTTACGTGTATAATCTCGACCTTGGACTTGCGTCATAACTATATTTTTACTACTACTGACAGAAATCTGCGGCGATAAGTCTATATGGTCTATTACTTTTGTTTCCATACTGGTCTCTATTGTACCGCCCGATACAGGATCCACAGTTTTGGAAATCGCAGTATGCGTTTCTGTATCTTCGATATACATTATAAGAGCCTCTGGAACCGG